ATGATAGTACTGGTAAACTCCTGCCAATGATGGCCTCGACATCTAATGTTGTAATGACAAATGATGTTTCTGGCTCTTATCACCATTTTAATGGAAAATTTTTTTCCGATGGTGGATATTGTGGTGGAGTTATTTCAGTCGATATGTCTCAAGTTTGTGGTATTCATTATCACACTAATGGAGAAGGAAATGGTAACAATTTCATGGGTTTTACAAATGAACTCTATGATTGGTTGTTGTCCTCTCTTGATTGAGGGTGCCAGACTTCTTTTCGGTACGAAAGCTGTTTGGCAATGGTACCTTCTAAATTTTCCTTTGATGGAAAATTAAATTTTATGGCTCTTACACAAGAGCGACTTGAACAATACCCTTATAAATTTTTGATACCTATTTGCGATTCGTTATATAGGCGTCAGTATGCTACTAAAGGACCTAATTTCACAGATGTAGAGGATATATTTTGGCAAAGGTATAAAAATACTGGAGCAGAAGTTTCCTTAATTGAAGATCTGGCTAGCTGTTATAGAGTTCGACCTCTTTGGAAGAACGTAATGGCACAGATAACTAAATGTGATGTTCCTAAGATTGAACCTAATAATTCGATCTGGGATAGGGTGCTTAAAGTGGCAACTACTTATTTTTCTTTTCTTGAATTTGAACCCTCTCATAATACTGATGATCATACTTATGATCTGAGTACTTCGCCTGGTTTAGCGTGGTCGAAGATGGGTTACAAAACAAAAAAAGAAGTCCTAACAAAATTACCTCAGCTTTTTTCTCAGTATCTTTATGATCTAGAATATCCAGTTATTGATTGTTATAATGACAAAGATGAACTACTGGAGAAAATAGATCTAGATAGAAATAAAGTTCGAGGAGTATTTGGATCTCCTTTTCAGGGAATCTATAGAGAAAAATTTTTGTATGGAAAACAAAATAATGCTTTGTTAGAGCGTCATTCCGATACTTGGATTAAATATGGGATGGTCAAACAATACGGCGGATTTTCGAAAGAAATGAAAACGCTGGATAAATATGACTGTATCTCTGAATCCGATATTTCTGGTTGGGACAGAAAAGCTTGTCTTGATCCTGTTTATAAAATCAGAAATACACATTTGCTGAA